TTACGGCATCACAGCGTCAGACTGACGGCATGACCCAGTACAGCGATCAAGTATAGGGAGTAAATTATGGCTGCCCCTAAAAAGAGCGCTGCTATTGCTTCGGCTAAGAATAAGCCTCCTAAAAAAGCCCCGCCTCCTCCTGAAGGAAGTGCGGCTTACAAGGCGTTGGTTTTGGCTGGGAAGATTAAAGACAAATCTTAGTGAGGGCGGGGGGCTTTACGCCCCCTTCTTTCCTTATGGGAGATTTCTATGGCTGATGCTGTAAGTACGACTGAGTTGGAGGATGGTGAGCGGCAGCTTGTTGTACAGCTTACTAACCTTTCGGACTCAACTGGAGAATCAAAAGTTACGAAGATTGATGTTTCCGCCCTTGCCAATGATTCAAGCGGTAATGCTTGTAACGAAGTTCGCATTCAGGAGATATGGGCGCAGGTTTATGGGTTCGATGGTGTTCAGCTTTGGTATGACGCAGACACGGATGTGGTTGCACTAAACTTGGGTGTGGGCTGGACGCATCAAGATTTTACTAGTGTTGGTGGTTTGAAGATGTATGGGACAAACCCAACTGGGGATATTTTGCTTTCCACTCTTGGCACTGAAGCTAGTGGAGATGCTTACGAAATAATAATAAGGGCTGTAAAGTACTACGATTGATCAGTAAATATTTAGTGAAGGTCGTCGCTATGCTTGAACAATCCGCGTTGATTTGGAACCTTATTCTTACTGGTGTTGTTGGCTTGTTTTTTTGGTGGGTTCGCGGCATGTCTCAGTCTGTTCTTGATATCAGGAAGCAGATTTATAGTACTAGGGAAGAGGTAGCGAAAACATACGTTACAAAACCAGATGCAGAAGCAAACCTTAACAGGCTCTTGGAGAGGTTTGATCGCCTTGAGGCAAAGGTGGATAGAGTTCTTGCTGCAAGGGCCGGAATATAACTTTTATAGGAGGTCGTGATGCCGACTGTTGGTAAGGGCAAGAGTAAAAAGAAGTTTCCTTATACGGCCAAAGGGAAAAAGGATGCTGCCAAGTTCGCCAAGAAAACTGGCCAAAAAATAAAGAAGAAAAGGTACGCCTAGATGGCCACCTCTAACACCACAGATTTTACTCTTGATATCGTTGATATATGCGAGGAGGCGTATGAACGTGCCGGGATTGAGATGCGTGGTGGCTATGAATTAAAGACAGCCAGACGCAGCCTTGATCTCATGTCAATAGAGTGGATTAACCGTGGCTTAAATCTGTGGACAATTGAGGAGGGTACTAGAACGCTCACGGCAGGTACGGCCACCTACGACTTTCCTGCTGGAACTATTGATTTTCTTGATCAGATGGTGCGCACGGATGCCGGGGATACAAACCAGCAGACAGATACGAATGTGACACGGTTATCGCCAATGTCTTATGCGCAGTTGCCCAACAAGCTACAGCGGGGCAAGCCGTTACAGATTTATATTCAAAGGACAACAAGTCCCAAGTATACATTATGGCCAGTTCCAGACGATGCTGAAACTTATACTCTTGTATTCTGGAGGATCAGAAGGATACAGGATGTTGGAACAGCGGGATCAAATACCTATGATGCTCCCGCGAGATGGCTTCCGGCACTTACGGCAGGTCTGGCTTATTATGTGTCTATGAAAAATCCTGAGACAGCACAGCGCACTCCCCTTTTGAAGGCGGTTTACGATGAGCAGTTTCAGTACGCAGCAGATGAAGACAGGGTGAAGGCTTCTGTCCAGCTTGTTCCCGGCGGATACGGGTGGTTGTGACATGAGTGGCAGGGCAGCGGGGAAGTATGCACTTGGCATCTGTGATCGTAGTGGGCTTACATTCAAACTTCACGATCTTTATCCCCAGATAGTTGACGGGAAAGATTCCGGGCTAAGGGTTTCAAGGGACATGCTTGATGAAGATCAGCCTCAGAACTTCTTAGGCGAGTTTCCAATTAATGATCCTCAAGCATTACCGTTTACAAGAACAGACACCAATGTTGTTCAGCAGAGAAGAATTTCATGGAATTGGAATCCTGTTGGGGATAATAACGGACTGTCTGCTTTATATGGCTTTAGCACTCAGACAAGTACACAGGTAACTGGCGAAGTTGGAACAGTTACTGTGGTGGTGAGCTAGGGGTGATTCTATGAATTACACGGAACTCGTACAGGCAATAAAGGACTACACGGAGAATACGGAGACCACGTTTACAAATCATATAGATGAGTTCATCAATCAGGCAGAAACCCGCATTCTTTTTGATGTAGACCTCCCGTATTTCCGTAAGAACTCTACTGGTACGACAACGGAATCAAATTCTTATCTGGGCAAGCCGTCTGATTTTCTTTCTGCGCACTCTCTTGCGGTTGTAAGTAGTGGAAATGTTTATTCTTATTTATTGCCTAAAGATGTTTCGTTTATGAGAGAGGCGAACCCGGACACAGATACTAAAGGTGAACCAGAGCATTACGCCCACTTTGATAATACTACATTTATTCTTTCCCCTGTTCCAGATGCAGCTTACACAATGGAGCTTCACTACAAATGTAAGCCAACTGGACTTTCTTCAAGCAATGCAAACACTTGGCTTGGCGATAACCTTTCTCAGGCCCTTCTTTATGGATGTTTGGTTGAGGCGTATACTTTTATGAAGGGTGAGCAGGATATTATGCAGATGTATTTAATGCGTTATCAGGAAGGCTTGACGCAAGCAAAGATGCTTGGGGAGTATAGTGATAGACGGGATGGCTACAGAAATGGAAACCCTGTTTTCAGGCCCTCTTGATGTTTGGTGCTGAGACAAATATTGGTTCACCAACTGTTGTTACCAGCACTAATGGTGGGCTATCTGCTGACCAGATTACAACTTTATGTGTTAATAAGATCGTTCAGGTTAGTGAAAACGCTGCCCCTGAGATAAAAGAACAGGCAGAGGCTTTCCGCTCTAGGTTGGAAAATGTGGTTTATGCTTACGTCAACACAGCCCAGAGACAGGAAAGAGAAACTTGCATCCAGATATTAGCGAAGGGCGGCTATTTGGATTTGGCAGAATTACTTAGGAGTTATTAAACATGGCGATTACACAGGCTATGGCCACGACTTTCAAAAAAGAACTCTTGCTTGGAGCGCATGACTTTGACCTTTCTTCGGGTGATGCTATGAAAATAGCTCTTTACACAAGTACTGCTAGTCTTGATGCGACAACAACTGCGTATGCTTCCACAAACGAAACAACGAATACCTCTGGAACTGCTTATACCGCTGGTGGACTTGCCTTAACGAAGGTAGACCCTGCTGTAAGCGGAACAACAGCATATGTGGATTTTGCTGATGCAACATGGACATCAGCATCGTTCACGGCGAGAGGTGCGCTGATTTACAATACAGCCCCAAACACCACTTCGATATCACTAACAAACCCGGCGATTGTTGTTCTTGATTTTGGCGGTGACAAGACAGTTTCTTCAGGCACGTTTACTGTTCAGTTTCCAACAGCAAGTGCAACTGACGCGATCATCAGGATCGCATAGGCAATGTAAATGTCGTTTAGTGGCTGGGGCAGGAGTGGCTACGGTGAAGGGCCATATGGGCAGCCGGATGCTGTCAGTGTAACTGGTGTTTCGGCAACAGGCGGCGTTGGGTCTGTTGTAGTTGAGATTGGAGTACCAGTAACTGGCATAGCGGCTACTGGTGGTGTCGGCAATACCATTGTTGGAGAGGGCTATGCTGTAACTGGCATAGCAGCTACTGGTGGTGTTGGGTCTGTTGTGGTTGAAACAGCCTATGCCGTAACAGGAGTTTCTGCAACCGGGTCAGTAGGCTCTGTTGTGGTAGAGATTGCTGTTGAGGTTACTGGTATTTCAGCAACCGTCTCGGTTGGGACTATTGATTGGTTCCTTGTTAATGATGGGCAGACGCCGAATTGGTCTGGGGTAGACGACTCTCAAACCCCTCGCTGGTCGGAGGTCGATGGATCGCAAACACCTAGCTGGACAGAAATAGCTGCGTGAGCATAAAAAGAGGTTGATATGACAAGCACTTATACAGCAAATCAGGGCATTGAAAAACCAGATACTGGCGATCAGTCAGGAACTTGGGGTGGCACTGTTAATACCAATATGGATATTATTGACCGTGCCATAAGTGGTGTTGGATCGCTTACCCTGACGGGGTCAACAACTACTTTGACCACTACAGACGGTAGTCTTACAGACGGTATGTATCGTGTGTTGGTTCTCGGAGATGGCGGCGACCTTGGTAGTGATAATACGATAACGCTCTCCCCCAATGATCAAGACAAGCTGTATCTTGTGTATAACAATTTGTCAGCCAATCGTAATGCTATTTTCTCTCAGGGAACTGGCGCGAATGCGACTGTGTCTAATGGAGCTACAGCATGGATTTATGCCGATGGTGCTGGCTCTGGCGCTGCGGTTCGTGCGGCTATGATCTCCACGGAAATTTCTGATCAGGATGGCGATACCAAAATACAAGTGGAGGAAGGCGGCGACGACGACGACACCATTAGATTTGATATAGCTGGTGCCGAAGATTTTGTAATGTCGGCAAATAAATTTGAAGTTCAAACTGGCTCAAACATCGACATGAATGGCACTGAGCTAATTCTTGACGCTGACGGGGATACTAGTATTACAGCAGATACGGATGATCAAATAGACATTAGGATTGCCGGAGCCGATGATTTCCAGTTTACCGCCAATACTTTTACTGTCCCATCCGGTAGTACGCTAGAAATTGCTTCCGGCGGAACCATAGCCAATAGCGGCACAGCTACCGGATTTGGAAGTGGAGCAAGTGCTGCGCTAGATAATTTATCAAGTGTAGCTATCAACACCTCTTTAGTTTCCGATACAAATAACACTGACGATTTAGGAACTTCCTCTATTGCTTGGAAAGACCTTTACATCGCTGGCAATATTCATATAGGTGGAACGGGATCGGCTAATGCGCTGGATGATTATGAAACTGGAACATTCACTCCCGTACTCAAATTTGGCACGACTAACAACACTCACGCATCTGCTCCTACATCAGGCTTCTATACAAAAGTAGGACCGGGAATCAATTTTTCTTTAATCGCTCGGATGCTAGACACCATCTCCGGTACTGGGTCTTTGTCTATAGAGGGACTTCCCTTCACTGCAAATTGTCCAAATGTCCCGATGCAGGCCCACGCAACTTTTAATGACTACTCGAATGAGGATAATGTCTCGACCCGAGTTTATGATAACACGACGGTAGTAGCGTTCAATACTGTGTCGAATGGATCAGTTGGAAATTTGGGTGCTTTTGATCACACAAACTTCGCTGATGGAGCAAACAAGTATACTTACGTCACCGGATATTATGAGACTGACTAAGAAGGGAAAAGAAAATGGCTTTAGTTGAGCGAATTAAAGAGGACAAAGTTGAGGTGGTTGGGGATTACAATCACATCCAAGTGCGTCAAGATAAACAAATCATAGACGATAGTGACAACTCCATTAGAGCGAAGGACAACTTTCATCGTTATGTTCTGTCACCGGGCGACGATGTGTCTGGAGAATCAGATCATATTAAAGCTATTGCTGGCGCAGTATGGACTCAGCAAATCATAGATGATTATGCAGCCTATCTTGAATCTATTAAGCCTTAATTATCGACTGAGTAAATAGGGTTGATCTTGGGTTTGGACTAATATAGAGGCATGAATATTTATCAAACAATATTTAATATGAGTGAGGATAAATGCCGCTACAGAAGTTAGTATTTCCGCCGGGAGTGTTCAGGGATCAAACTCGATTTGCCGCTGATGGCCGTTGGTTTGATTGTGATAAGATTAGGTTTCGATCTGGGGTTCCCCAGAAAATTGGCGGCTGGCAAAGATATTCTGAAGATACAACTGACGGACAGATCAGATTTCTTTTTAATTTCATTAGTTTAGATGCAAACAACTACCTTGCCATTGGTTCTTCTCAAAGGTTTTATATTGAGGAAGGTGGGGATTTTAACAACATTACTCCTTTGAGGAAGACATCGAGCCTTGGTAGCAATCCAATAACAACCGGGTCTGCTGGCAGTGGGGAGATAACTGTTACGGATTCGTCTCATGGAGCGGTGGTTAATGATTTTGTTACATTAGCAAGTGCTACTACAACAGATGGTGTGACGGCTGCGCAGATTAACACAACACACCAGATAACTGAGGTAGTTAATACTAACTCGTATAAGGTTGTAACAGCAGGGTCTGCATCTTCCGGGTCAACTGCTGGCGGTGGCGGGTCAGTAACAGCGGCCTATGAAATTAATGTTGGACTTAATAGCACAGTAATTGGTACTGGGTTTGGTGCTGGCACTTATGGTAGAGGAACATGGGGGTCAGCAGCGTCAACTGGGCCAGCTAACGAGTTAAGACTGTGGTATGGAGATAATTTTGGAGAAGACCTCATCTTCAATGTTAGAGACGGGGGTGTTTATTACTGGGATGCTTCGTCAGGGACATCGACCAGAGCAGATGCGCTTTCCGATGAATCAGGGGCGTCAGATGCACCAACTGTTGCCACGCAGGTTATGGTTAGCAACAATGACCGCCATGTAATTGCTTTTGGTTGCAATGACAGGGGTTCTTCAACTCAGGACAAGTTGCTTATTCGGTGGTCTGATCAGGAGAATGCAGTTGATTGGACGCCAACCACATCAAATACGGCTGGTGATTTGCGCCTAAACAGTGGCTCACAGATTGTCAGGGCATATGATACACGGCAGGAAGTATTAGTATGGACTGAAGAGGCATTGTTCAGTTTAAGGTTTGTTGGTCCTCCATTCACATTTGGCCATAATGTTCTGTCAAGGAATGTCAGCCTGATCGGCCCAAACGCAGTGGCATCGTTTGATGGGGGAGTGTACTGGATGGGATTGAGGGACTTCTTTGTTTATACGGGACGTGTTCAGGGATTGCCATCAACCGTTCGGGATTATGTCTTCGGAGATATTAATCTCCAACAAGCGTATAAGATTCATGCCGGAACAATTAAAGATTATGGAGAGGTTATCTGGTTTTATTGTAGCGCGGATGCTTCTGAAATAGACCGCTATGTGATCTACAATACTTTTGAGCAGTGTTGGTATTTCGGGACTTTATCCAGAACAGCGTGGTTGGATAGTTCTTCCAGAAATTATCCGATAGGGTCAAACTCCAGTGACTTCAAAATATACAACCATGAAAAGGGTCTGAATGATGGGGAAGGCACATCTCCAACAGGCATCTCAGCGTATGTAGAGAGCGGTGACTTTGAGATTGGAGAGGGAGACAGGTTCCAGTTCATAAGCAGAATTATTCCAGATATATCTTTCTATGGCTCTACTGATCCAGCGCCTGCTGCAAGCCTGTTACTAAAGCCAAGGAACTTTTCAGGCAGCGCATACGGAACATCTGATACGTCAACAGTGACGGGAACAAAGATGGTTGATGTTCAAGAGTTTACTGATCAAGCGTTTGTTAGGGTAAGAAGCAGGCAAGTGTCGTTAAGGGTTGAGAGTTCAGGAACAAACATAGCGTGGAAATTAGGGGTGCCGCGCATTGATATCAGGCCAGATGGCAGGAAGTAGACGTGGTTGACAAGAATCTATTGCCGTCACTTCCCCTTCCAACGGAGGAGTATGACAGGAGCTACATGGATAGCCTTGTCAGGACAATAGAGTTGTACTTCGCTCAGAATGATGAGCCGGGATATGTCAGAGCTTCAACTATGGCGGCTACTCAACTTCCTACAACGGGAGGAGGTTTGAGGGATGGAGATATTTTTGATGACGGCGGAACGCTAAAGATTATGCGGACAGGGGATGCGTACAGTGGAACGACTGTTGGGACTACAGCGGTTGGAGATGTAACTGTTTCAATATCGTAAGGACACGACATGGCAGATAATAAGAAGGTTAACAAGAAAAGTTCGGTGAAGGATAGGCCGTGGTCGCCATCTAGTTTGGGCGCTGAAGAGCGAGAGCTTTATGATCTCTTTGTAGAACGCAAGAATTATGTACCGAGCAACACTTGGGCTGATGGTTCTCCCAGAAATCCCATGCCTGAAGTAAAGGATCAGTTGTACCATGATTATGTGCGAGCCATAGGTTATGTTCCTGCTAATGAATGGGCTGACGGTACTTTCAGAGACCCGTTGCCGGATATGAAGGCATGGTTGAGAGGGGAGACGAGGAAGAGTTTTGGGGAGATTGACCCGAATGACATACCGCCCTACCCTGACAAACAAATACAAGCTGCCCGGTTCAGGTCAGAGATTAATGGAACTGGTGCAGTAGAAGACCGCAGACCAAGGATAACGCCGGAAGATTTGAGAAGGTTGAAGCCTGAAGTAAATACTGGTTTCGATCAGGCCCTTGCTTCTGAAAATTACATTAGTGGGCTTCGTGAAGGTAGTCCAGTTGGTATGCTTTCTCCAAAGGCTGCGGTTATGGACGCAGTTAATGAAGCTATAACCGCGCTGTCTCCTGAAGAAGTGGCGCGGGGCAGAAGACATGCGAAAGGTGCAGCAGCTATTGCGGAACACGGGCGGCATGGTGACACAATGTT